TTACTTTCCGATTGAAATGTAATAAAACGGATATTTTGTCGCAGATAAAGTAGCAGAAAATGTTATTTCAATCTTCGACAAACCGGAAGGGTTAAAAGCAAAGTTAGTAATTTGGCCATTTGGGGCATTACCACCAACCACAGCAACTACATTGTAGCCGGCTGATGAATATGATATAGGCAATGGAGCATAAAAATGGGTTACTCCAGCGGTCCAGTCACCAGTCCAATAAAATCCCCACTGTATAATTAAGCCGCCAAAGAAGCTTCCAAGGCAGACATACCCATTCTGTGCGATATTGTAGTTCACTCCGGATGCCGTCAGTACCATCTTGAGGAGCTGCCCAAACCACGAATTCGTTTCAAGCGCTGTAATGGCTGTGATGGCCGTAGTGATGGCCATTTTCTTGATGATGTCATTGCCAAAATCAGCAATCTTCTCAAACAACTTGAACCGGGTTTCATGAGCCGTGTCGGAAGCGTTGTGAGTGGCAATCATCTCTTCCACATCGCTCTTATGCGTGTAGACGATAGATTTGTCAATCTGCACAGAGATATTGGCAGAAGAGCTGACTACCAGATTGACGACCAGACGGTTTTCGTCGGATGGAGTATCCTTGCTCGGAATGTAATCATAGTTGTTGCCGGCATTGGAGTAGGCATACAGAGCTTCGGATCCGTTATCGAGTTTAGCAAAGATGCCGATTTCCCTGGAAACAAATCCTTCTTCCAGTTCCGTGTTGGACGTGTCGAACGTAAGCACTAGCTTTTCTTCGTTGCTGTCATCCACGCTGACAATCGGCAGTGTCATTTTCGGAGATTTCAAATCCGTGAATTTGGAGATATCATCCGAATCTGCAAGAACACCGGAACCGAGTTTCCCGCAAGTAAAAGTTAACGTATGAGAATTTTGAGCCTGGACAAGCATTTGCGTGCCCTGAGATGTAAAGGTTAGATTTGCAAATTTAGCCATGGTCTATTGCCCCCCCGAAATTTTAATGAGCTTGTAATTATGAACGACTGCGCCAGCAATATAGCGTGGTGAATTATCAACATTGATGCTGTACTTTACAGACATATCAACAAGATTTTTCAGGTAACACTGCACAGTTCCGGCTCCATGATATTCAAGGTCTGCCTTGGTGATGGTCACCAGCTTATACCCGATGTGAGCAGGTATGTATGTTCTGATGGCAGTACGCAACTTTTCATAGTCCGTAATCTGGCCACCATGATAAAGCACTTCAATCCGGTACTCACGGGGATAGCTGATGATGTATCCCTGCTTGTCCGCAATGTATCCGTTAATCAGGTTCGTCAGGAATACTTCCGTCACGCTGCCCGGATTTTGAAGCTTGGCGATTATCGTGCTGCGACGCACACTGTCGCTGAGCGTTTTGTCCGTAGTGATGCCGCACAGTTCTTCCCAGCGCTCAAGGCCCCAGGTAGCTGACTTCACGTAGAACTGGTCTAGCACATCCTGCAAATCAATCCGGATGGTATCATGTTCTTTGCTGTCCGCATCATTCGCGGCCTGGAACTGCTGGCTGTGAGCCAGAAACGCCGGCAGGTATTGCAGAATATCTACAATGCTTTGCCGCATCCAATTATGATCACTCATGTCAGCGTCACCGTCCCAACTACAGGAAGATTATCCACCGCACAGATGATGTTATCTGTACCGTCATTAATCGTCAGATTATCATAATCGTTTACACCGGTCGTATCAGAGTTATCCAGGATGATACGGCCGATCTGGGCATAAGAGATGGTCACCGTGTCAGTTGCCTTCTGCGTAGTGTAGTTTGTGCCGAACACGCTGGCCTTGAAATATTTTGTCAGAGCCGCTTTGATGGCATCCGCATTGCCAGTCCCGTCGGTTACCTTGAGAGCTACATTGACTGTTTTCAAAACAGGCGCCGTGACGGTCACAGTCGCTCCGATTGGCGCGTTCTCCGTGATCGTATCCCGCACTTTTTGCAGCAGCTCTTCACTAGGCGTATCTTTATTGGCATCGACAACGATAACTTTGACGGTCCCGTTGCCATTCCAGAGCGGCAGCACTTTGACAGCGCCAACACCGCTGACCGATGTGGACCACTCAATGTAATGGTATACATTGCCAGATGTGGCTGGCTTCCTCACGGCAAACAGCAGCCGTTCCAGCAAGGCCCCGTCAGTTTCTTCTTCGTACCCGTTGTAGGCAGCCGCCTCATTCGTAACTTTGCTGACGCCGTAGATACTAACTGGTATAACCGTGATGGAACCCGCTGCCACATTGCCTCCCGCTCCGGTACTTTGCGCTGTAGCCTTTACAGTGCCAGTGCCCTTGTCGTCCAGCTTCACTGCCTCATCGGTGGCAAAGTTCGTGCCGCTGCCCGTTGCGAATAATGAGCCAGCCGGAACAGTTACGCCAGCGGTGCCGGTAATGGATAGTGTAACCACTGCCGGTGTTGCAGCTCTTCTGGACAACCCTGCCAGCTCATCTGCCAGCCGGTCGAGATAAATGCCCCAGCTTGTCTGTGGGAAGGCGGCATCCATCATCAGATCCATTTCAGCGTAGGCCTTTTCAAATTCTTTCGCATTGGCTGCCAAGGTATCAAAGGAAAACGTGCCTTCCACAGCGCTTACGTCCGTCCCCTTGAACTCTGCATAATATTTTTTCAGCCGTTTCAGAATAACGGACCTTGTTTCTGCTTCAAACATCTTTACACCTCGATTCCCATTTCAACCTCACCATAAACCGTTTCCAGGTGAATCACCATTGTAATTTTCTTGTGTTCCTGGGTGACCTGCAATGCCGTAACATCCGTAATGTATGGGTTGACCATGAGCCCTTCCTTTACATAACGGAAAAGCTCAGAACTCCTCTGCCCATCATTGGGGCCTGTACCGATAAACTTTTCAAGCTCGATGCCATAGTCATCAAAATATGCAAGATACCGATACCGTTCGCATCGGAGTACATGCAGCACCCATACCTTGATAGCTTCCTTCCCGGTCACAATTGCATGGGACCCGTCACGTTGGTAAATGAAATCATCCTTTGCAAAGTCCCAAGCAAATTCAGTGAACGTAGGGAGACTCTGGGTTGCCGTTTCTGATGTAGATGGGCCTATCACAAATGGATTACTCATTGCCGTCAAGCCTCCTTAGTTTCATCCCCACGATATACTGCTTTGTGGTCTTGTTATCATCCCCAGTGACAGGCAGCAGAAGGACCTTGTCGCCCACTTTCCACGTATCTGTCAGCCGTTCATCGTTGTCAATCGGATGGTTGTGGGACTCGTACGCAGCATCCCCAGAGCCACCGGCACGGTTTGCTGTTGCTCCGACCATATGGCGCATGTGTCCGGGGATCCAGTAGTCATCAATCCACAAATGTTTCTTGTCCAAGACGTAGCCATTGTACCGAATCCGAATCTCCGGAGGCGGGCTGACGATGACGCCGATGCCGGCAGTCGGCTGCAAGGCAGCTCTCTCTGCCAGCTTTCGGTTCAGGTCCACAAGGCCTTTATATGGGTTATCTGTTTTCTTCATTCATCGTCACCCCCTAGATGCTTTAATGACTTTCGTGATTGGCATCCCCATTTCCGTGTAGTCGCTACCATGGACAGTGACATTGTGGGATGAGCTATTGCCGTAATAGCCGCCCTGGCCATCGTAGATAACAACGTGGTCGTCATCACCATAGACAATGACGTCGCCCTTCTGTAGGTCACCGGTATCATACGACAACAGACCGGCTGCATCCGCATCGGCCACCATCGCAGGGCAATAGACAACGCCATTGCTGGCTTCCTGCGCCAGGAATGGGCTGTAATAGCTGCCGCACTTGCCAACAAATTCAGCGCAGCCTTCACGCCCGTTGTCCATCGTCTGGCCGCCCCAAGCATCCCAGCCGGCAGATATTCCCGCATCGACATCAGCAGAGCCATTGGAAATGCCCTCCTTGTTCTTCATACGGTCTTTCGAGCTACTGAACACCGGTGTTGCATAGTCTACCTGCTCAATCTCCGGCTGTTCCGGCTGATCCGGAATATATTCAAGAGTCAAATCCATCGTATGGACGTTATTTTCGAAATTGTGGGTATCGCTTTTGATATAGAACGTACCCGTAAGCTGTTCTTCCTGCACTTTGATGCTGTATCCGGTGATGCACTGGACATTACCAAGCCCTTTCAGACTCGATTCATCTTTCAGCCGTGCCAGCTGGGCTTTGGCAGCGGCAACATTATCCACCGTTTCATCCGGTTTAGGCGGCTGCATCTTGCAGATTTTCTGAATCATGCCGTAGTGCGTCACGTCGTCGTTTATCGTGAACATCTGGCAAATGGTCCCGTTGTCATCTACTGCTTTAATACGGTTGACCATATTCTCGATGCTTTCGGAATGCTCCGTGCTGAATGTGTTGGTGTCCGCCGTTGCTACATACCCGTCAATCAGCTCGCCTTTCTTGATGACATTGACCTGGCCATTGATGCACACTGGCAAATAGTAGGTGTCCTTCTTGGCAGCCTTATCAGCCGTCTGCTGGATGTCGAGAAGCGCCCGTAGCACTTCCGTCCCACTCTTATCATCCGCGATATAGTCAACGGATGCATCAAGCCCATCCGGAAGAGTCCCAACGGGTATGCCGATCTCTTTGCACACCTGCTGAATGCCAGCCGCCACCGTACCGGTGATGACTGCCCTGATGTTGCTCTTGGCCATGTATATCATGTCATCAAAGCAGGAAAAATCGAATGTATATGAATCCGTCACGCGCTTCCGGTAGAAGATGCGCCCCTGGAAGATTTCAATCTCCGGGTCCGTATCCTTTTCCCGATAAAACAAGTAGATGAATCCGCCGATTTTCAAATCAAGCGGCACAAACGTCTTATCCTTGTCAGGCGTGTTGTATGCGACGGAAAATTCCAACTTGCGGGCGGCCTGCTGACTGTCTCCGGACCATGAAAGCTTCTGCACATAGTTCGTGATGTCAAAGTCGTTTTTCGGCTCAGGCCCCTTGCTATCCTTGCGGGCCTTTGTCTCTTTCTCAGTTTCAGGCGGGTCACTATAGCGAATGCTTAACATATCTCTCTATCCCTCCTAGAACTTATACAGGCTCTTGCCGCCTGTCCGGACCGCATTAGCAACTGTCGTGAGTACCGTGCCGGCAGGAATGCCGCCAGACTTCACCATGCTCTTATACAGGCCAATAGCACGCTTGCCCTGATTGACAATGCTGGTGGTCTTCTGGAAAGCCTTCTGCGCATTGTCCAGCGCGTGCATGGTCCCCAGGCAGGTGGTTTCCTTGCTTGCGCCAGTCTCTGCGACACGGCTCTTTAATCCCGTCGTATCACTCAATACATCAGCCTGGGGCATGATGTAGCGGTATTCTTTCAGAGTCAGGCTGAAATATACATCGCCGCTGCCATCTTTTTCTTTATAAACAAATTCGTCAATCGTGACTGGCAGGCTGACATCTGTCCCCGTGATGCTGATGCGGCACGGCTGCCCGCTTTCTGCCATCTGCTTGACCTTGCCTACCAGCTCATACGGGCTGCCGGCCATCACTGTTTGCAGGAAATTGTAATCCTGGGCAGGGAAGAACGATGAAAATTTCATCGTGGCCAGGCCGCGCTTGCCGATCATATTGATTTCGCCCAAATTGTTGATGTTGACCGTGCTGTTATTGTACGGGTTAACCACTTCGAAATCAGGTGGGCTGACCGGGAAGGCGACACTGCTGCCGCCGCCGGACAACGTAAATACACAGCCGTCTCCACCATTACCGCCCAGGGCTCCAAGAACACTCCCCAGTATGCTGGATGCGGTACTCATAAAGCTTAAGAAACTACTCATCAGATCGCCCCCACAGTAGAATTAATGGCTTCCTTTTCCATCTCATAATGGATTTGTTCCGCCACTTTACGGGCAAATTCTCGGATATCGGAGCCGTTATTGACGGTCACGCCGCTGATGTTAACGGTAATTCCTCCGCCGGTTCTGATGTTCCCGGATGCCGCGCCCATGTTGTATGCATTTCTCATAGACTGGCTGTGAGGAATGACCTGCGCTCCGGACGGAAGATTGATGATTTCAGCGCCGCGGTCATTGACTGCCGCTGCGCCGCCCTGCCAGTTGGTCGTGCCATTGTACAAGTAAGGGATATTCAATCCAAAGTGGCTGCCGCCGTATTTCGGAACCCAGTCAGGGATATCAACGGAAATTGAATTGATTCCGCCGATTACACCGTTGATGGCTGCTTTGATTCCTTGCAGAATGCCGTCGCAAATTCCCTTCAAGCCGCCGAAGATGCTGCTGAAAATATCAACAACGCCTTGCCAAGCCATGGACCAATCGCCGGTAAAAACACCCGTAATAAATTCAATCAGTCCGCTGAACACGCCTAAGGCCGCCGTGACAATCGAGCCCAGGGCGCTGAATGCCGCCGTAACGACACCAGTGATAACGCTGGAGACGGTAACAAAGGCCGCATAGAGCTGTCCGCCGATGACTCCGGCCAGAACATCAGAAAGCATGTTCAATACCCTGAAAACACCTGTCCCGTTCTGAAATGCCTGGGTGAGTGTATGCCAAACCATCTGTAGTTTTAGAATGGCCGGCTGGATCATGCTCACCGCCGCATCGAATGCGCTCTTGATACGTGCCCATAGCTGCTGGAAGAACGGACCGATGCGGTCCCAGTTCCGATAGATGAGAAAAGCTGCTGCCGCAATGGCAGCAATCACAATGCCCCATGGGCCCAGCATGGCCACGGAAGCGGTACGCAACATGGTGAAGCCGCGCATCACGCCCTGCACAGCAAACTGCAATGCCTTGTTGCTGATGGTCCCGCCCTTCATCACCGTGCCAATCTGGCCGTATACCTTGACCATGTTGCCGCCGATAGTTATGGCCTTGCCAGCGGCAATAGTAAACCCAGTAAGGCCAACAAATGCCCCGGCTATCTGAACAATCATGTTCTTGGTTTCCGGAGAAAGGTTTGTAAGAGCATCTGCCAGCGCCTTTATGCCACCCGCCGCCCATTGAATCGTCGGTGCCAGGGCAGATCCAAAGGACAGCCCCAAGGCCTCAACGGAGCCCATGAGGGAATCAATGGACCCTTTAAGCGTCTTCTGCATTGTCATGTACGCCTGGTGGCTACTGCCGGAACTGTTGTTGATGGCATCCGCCGCCTGCTTGTATGCTTCGGGACTAGTCTTAATCAAAGATAACAGACCGCTGTAAGCATCTTCGCCAGCAATCGCTTTGGCCATGGCGACCTGTTCCGTATTCGACATGCCGGCCATGGCCGTCCGCATCTGCCCGATGACGTTTTCCAGTCCGACAAAGTTACCGCTTGCATCTTTAATCTTGAGCCCCATCTGTTCGATGGCATTGGCAGCATCTTTCGGAGGCGATGCCAGACGGCTCATCATGGACCGGAGGCCGGTACCAATCGAGCTGGCTTCAATGCCGTTGTTGGACATAACCGCCATGGCAGTGCCAAGTTCTTCAATGCTTACGCCCAGTGCGGCCGCTGGAGCGCCTGCATACTGCATTGCAAGGCCAAAGTCCTGCATACCCAGCTTCGACGCATTGGCTGCCGCTTGGATAACGTCGGCAACGTGAGTGGTATTAGATGCTACATCACCTGTGGTCAGGCTCCAAATGGAAAGTGCAGAGGTTACGACATCGGACGTGGTGGCCAGATCCTCACCGGATGCAATAGATGCCTCGATGATGCCAGGCATGGCCGCGATAGACTGGGAAGCATTGAAACCGCCCGCTGCCAACCTATCCATGCCAGCGGCTGCTTCCTGGGCGCTGATAGGGAAATCGGCGCCCATCTTAGAAGCCGCTTCACGCATCTGGTTCAGCTCTTCCGTAGTAGCTCCTGCTTTTACACCTGCCGCCGTGATGGTCTGGTCGAAATTCATGAATGTCTTAACACTCGCTGCTCCCAGAGCCGTAATGCCCGCAGCCGCCGGGAGCATAGCTTCGCCTAAATCGCTGACATTCTTCCCCGCTTTGGAAATATCACGCCCCATACGCTGGTTGGCTTTACTGGTTTCTTCCATACTGTTCCGAATCCTTGCCAGCCCGCTTGTGACATTGTCCTGGAGTCTCATGATTACATCAATAATTTCGGCCATACGTTAACCTCCTTTCACTTTATTCTCTATTTCTTCGCGGGCATGTTCTTCGCCCTCGATTTCTTTCAGCATGAAAGCCCGGAGAACTACACGCTCGCCCGGGCCCATTGCATACCACTCCGACGGCTTCACACCATGCCTGACATAGTGCCAGTACATGGTCTGAACATCCCCGTCGGAATCTATCAGTTTTTTACTTCTTCAACCTTTGCAGCGTTCTGTTCGCTGCCAAAGCCGCAGAGTTCCGTAATCTGTTCCGCAATGTCAGCAATTTCGCCGGCATTGAACAGCTTTTCAAACAAATCTTTTCTGGTCCCGGCCCCGTAGTGCTTGAGAACCTCTCTGCTGTCGAAATCCTTGTTAGTGATGCCGTCAACCAGCAGCATGATCTGCAACTTGTAGGTATCAGCGCCGACCGGTTTATTATTGCGGTCAAACTTTACCGCGCCATCCTGGATTTCCCTTACGCGCCGCGATGGAATCTGGCACAGATGAAGCACAAACGGCTCACCGATAATGCCGGAGAGTCGCTTTACTTCGAAATCTTTCGTTGCTTTCTTCATTACCTTGCCTGCATCAGCTGCAAGCAATGCCTCTGCTAAATTCATAGATTACCTTGCCTTTCTTATTCAGACGCGCGGTCCAGAATATCAAAGTCCGTAAACGTGAAGTCATAGCTGTCTTCGGTCAGTTTTTTCGCTTCCCAATCCATGAGCGTCAACTTATCAAAGGTCGCGTCACGGATGCAGACACGTTCATCTCCGATAGCGTCCGGATCAGACAGCTTGGCAATGATGGTGCAAACCGTCTGATGGCCATTTTTAATGTTATCAGCCATTTTATCAATCATGTAGGAAGAGATGTGGTTCATTTTGATTTTGCCTTTCCCTTCCCATCCGGTTGTCTTGTACTGCTTGCCGCGCTTTTTAACCTGGTTGACTTCTTCTTTTACCAGATTCACTTCGGCCTGGAACGCAGTTACCTGAGCCATGTAATCAGAATCGATCCATACTTCACCTTCGGTGCCGGACATAACCTGCTGGGCTACCATAGAATCTGCCATAGTTCAACACCTCCTTAAATATTGATTGGAAGTTCGATATCTTCCATTGCATCAAGAATTTTCACCTTGGCGGTCAGGAATACTTTCTTTTTCGTATCCAGTTTCTTGATTTCCAAATCAGACATGTCGGCAAGTTCGTCCTTCGTATACAGGCCATGTTCAAGCTGATACGTTTTTACGGCTTCTACGTCGATATCAATCGTGGAATAGCCTTTCTGTAAGAGGCGGCCATCTTCCAGTTCTTTGAAATAGCCACCAATCGCAGTAATCAGCAGCTGCTTGTTGTCGTAATCGTTCGTGTATTTGCCGATGTAGCTGTCTTGGGCGGTTTTCTTGATGTCGTCATACATCATGTCCATGACATCCACGGTCTTGATGGTCTGATAGGCTTCCAGTTTCCCCTGAGTCGTAGTGACCAAAGAGTTCATGGCACGGCTCATCTTGAACTTTTCGCCGTCATACCAAACGAAAAACTCGCCCTTATTAACCTTCTCGTCGTTTTCGTCAAGGCTGTATTTATCGCAGTCAATGACTTCCGCCAGCGGGGCATACGTTGCAGAAATTGTCATCGGGGTTCCTGCAATCAGGCCGGCAATACGTGGCGTGTACTGAGCGCCAGTATACGATTTAGTTTTGGTCTTGATGGTAGTGTTCGAGAAATTGATGACGCCTTCATAGTCTGCGCTGTATCCGGGCAGCACAACCTTGGATTTCTTGAACTTGTTTTCACGGTTCGTCTTGAGCCAGGTGGCTACAGATTCCAACTGGGCCGTAGCGATGGACGGGATGGCCAGATAATCCCAGCGGTCTGTTGCCAGGATCTTGAGCGTATCTGCGAACTTATCCTCAGAGCTGTCTTTTGTCTCATTTGTTGCCTGCAAATACACTTTGACGCGGTATGGCGTCTTAGTATACCCAATGAGACATTTCGTGATGTAATCACGATTATCGTCAGTCAGTTCCTCCGGAATATCATCGGTGGTATAAACGGTAAACGGATTGGTGATGGCAGCCACATCCTTTGAAGTGGTGCCACTAGTAATTTTATGGTCAGTCAGCAATTTTGTGATGGTATCCTGCGGCTCTTCGAGCAGAAGAGCCACAATGCCACGCTGGCTGCGCTTAATGGCTTCAATGCCGGCTTCAATAAACGCAATGTTTACGGAAGGCATTCCGAGTTTTGCCATATATCTTCACTCCTTCATATAGTTCCTGAATCAATCTTCGAATTCCATTTCTCATCCGCAGCAGTGCTGCGCTGTTTGTTGGAGATGGTATGGATATTCAGTTCAACTTCACCCATGATTTCAACATTCCCGCCAGCAGGCTTTTCAACCTGTTCCAAGAACGGAATCACTATGGTTACCTGCAAGATGTCCTGCTCTTCCCCGGTACGGTCATCCTCGACGCTTTCGACGTGAAGATATCGGTCCCCAACCTGAACGCCAGACTGGAAGAGCCGCTGAATGAGGTCAACAATCCCTAAGTAGGTTATTTCATTCTTTTCGTTATCCCTGGGGAAATACGTCAGGGCAATGGTCAGCTCCTTCTCTACTACATTATCCGTATACGGAGTCATGCGGGACGATGCCGAAACGAAAAAGCACGGCTTCTTGAACTTCTCAAGGACCTCATCCGAATAGACTTTGCATCCGGTTGCTTTGGAAACGGCTTGGATAACAGCGCTCAGTGCATCAATCTGTCTTACGATCTTAGCCAAGGTGATCACGTACTTTCTGGTAGAAGTCTTTGGCCATGCCATCCTTGATGCCGCCCCAGTTGTCCTGCACCGCTTTCTGCAAAAATCCCTTATGACGGTTCAAAGCGCTGCGCCATTCCGGTTTCGGATTGCCATGAGTATCCTTTGGGTTCTGCACGCCACGGTTCACCAAATGGAAATGAGGTGCCGTAGAACGGATTTCCGCGCGGGTATCTGCCGCCCTGTATCCCTTAATCTTGCAGCGCCACGACTTCTTCAATTTGTGCGGGTGGTTCGTATCCCCGACAGGGGACGCCTTCCGGATGGCTTTCGTCATCTTCTTGGCGCCGGCTTCCAGCACGTCTTCCGCGTCGCCCGGATACTGGATTCTCATTTCATCCAGCCGCCTGACAAATTCTTCAATCAACACCAGAATCACCTCGCTCCTTTATGTTGCACATGAGTTCCAGTTTTACGTGGGCCTCATACGGGTCAACAACCGACATGATACGATAGGTAGTGCCCGCATACTGCACCAGCATATCCGGGGTAATCCCTTCCCGGTAACGAATCGTGACCTTGGTGACGAACTCAACTTTGTCTTTATACTGCTCATAGTAGGTCTTGCCGCGTGCCGGTTCGATACGGGCCCAAATGGCATTGCCGATAGCATCAGCCAGGGTCTGATGGGTAAGCCCATATTCATCGGTGCTTTCCTGGTACTGCATGATATGGATTCTTTTATCGAGTGACCCGATTTCAACATTAATCATAGGCTATCCCTCCGGGTAGTCACTGCACTGGGCAATATGAGTCAGCAAAGCGGTCACAGTATGGGGAATCGCGTTGATGGCGCCCGGCTTCTGGCTGTAAACAGCACGGTTTTCATACCAGTGCGCCACCAGCATTTTGATACAGAGGTCATATAGCTGGCTTTGATTATCGCCAGTATTGACCTTCCCCGTCGTCCGTCTTACATAGTCGCCGGCCGCACTGATCAGGCTCGTTACCAGTTCATCATCGTCGGTAATGTCATTATCTAGTTTTAAATAATTCTTTGCCTGGGCAAGCGTTACGGCCATGGTTCGTCACTCCTTACGCTGTCTTACTGCCAGTCAGCAGGACAAGGGATTTGAAGTCAACCGGGCGGCCGTCCGCAATCATGATGGACTTTCTTACCAGGTCGTCGGTGTCGTTGTCTTCATAGACCTTCATGGAAACGTTGTAGTTGGTGTTGAGGACATAGTCTTTCATGCGATAAATGAAAGCGAAAACATCGCTCTTAGTGAGTGCTGCGGAGAAGTCCGGCAGATAATCACAGAGAACTACATTGCGACCCAGGAGGACACGTTCCGGGACGCCATTGACGCCTGCATTGACGCGGGCAATCGGCTGGCCGGCAGAGTCGGTCATCCCCATGAACTGCATAAAGGTGCCTTTGGTCATGACCCATACAGCGCCAGCTTCATAGGCCTGCGGGACCTTGCCTTCTGCGCCGGTGATAGTATCAAGGCCCAGCTTGGTAACGCTGAGAGTAGAGCCCTTGGTAAGGTCTTTGATGATGCCTGTCGGCTGGCCAGAGCCAGTGCCCTTGATAATGGCTTCTTCCAGCGCAACGGCCATAGCCTCTGCAATGTTGGAAACAATGGTATCTTCGAATGCAGACAGAGTCATGTATTCGGACTCCAGAGTTACAGCGACCGCGCAGCGCAGTTTGAAGTGGCTGAAAGTAACCGTGCCAAGGGTCTTTTCCTGCTTATCAGACGTAGCGCCTTCTGCTACCCAGGTAGCTACTGGCTTAACGTCGGCAGTCGGAATGGCCAGGCCAGACTTGTACGCAGTGCGGGTTACCAGCGGCAGGATGTTGCCATATGTACGCAGTTTTTCGATGACTCGGTTAAGAGTAGTCGGAGGAATCAGTGCGCCCGCATCAGTCGTAGTAGTTGCTCCGCGGAATTCTGCCGGAATGGTAATACCACGTACAACGTAGTTCATGAATGCCTTGCGGTATTCATCAGAGTCAATACCAGCAGCCGCTCCATTGTCCTGCGGCTTCCGGCGGCCATGTACACCTTCCGGGTTGTTTCCAAGATTGATACCTTCGGCAATCTTTTCTCGTTCTTCAATTTCTTTCTGTTCAGCATCCAGCTTTCTCAGTTCTTCCTGGAGTGCTTTCAGGTCAACCTTGCCGTCACCCTGGAGCGCGGCTCTGATTTCTTCTTTATGGCTTTTGATTTCAAAAAGTCTCTTATTCATAGTTGTCTCCTTTTCTCATAGATACGTTTCAACAATCAGCTTTTCACGGAGTGCCGCGTCCTGTTCATGGCGCTTCAACTCTTCGATGATGCCATCATGTCCACGGGCGGCAATGCTGGTGCCATCGTAGGCTGGGAAATCCACCGGGCTGGCATCCACAATCATGTCAATGTGCTTGATGGTCCTGGTCTGCTCTTTGGCCGCGGAATCATTTTCCCAGTCGTCCTTGTCTACCGTGAAGGCAAAGGACATTTTATTGATGTCCCCGCGCTTAATCAGCTGATAGATATCCTTGCCGGCCGTTGTCGGCGCGATGTCGGCCTCTACCTTGATTCCTCGTTCATCGGCTGCAATTTTCATAGAGCCATTGGACGTGCGTGCCAGGATAAGTGCCGCATCAGAGTGATTATACCTAAGGATAACGTCACTCATGTCCGTATTGGCATCAACAGCGTTTCTATCAATGACTTCGTAATACTTTATCCCACTATATGGCGATTCCCACAACAGTGTTTTTTTATTGAATACAGCTGCATAACCTTCAACATGGAGGCCTTCCCCTCCGCCTTCCTGGTCGGCAGCTCTCAGCGCCAGCCGTCTGCACTCAATCTTCTTCTCCATCCCCATCACCTCCTTCCGATGCGCCATTATCATTGTCATCCTTACCAGTCTGATAAAGAGACTGGTCCTTGACCTTTACATAGTTCAAGCTGACCACAATTTCCTCGCCTTCCTTACCAGGCAGTCCTGCATATCCGAAGAGTTCACGGATTTCATTCCGCTTGATGGCGCCGGCAGGAATCATGGCCTGCGCAATCTTTACCTTGGACGATGTGCTCATGTAGGCAATCCGGTTCGCTTCGAAAATGACCTCATTCCCGAAGCCTCTTTCCTTCGGAGTGAAAAGCTTTTCAGTGAATTCCTGCGACAGCTTCACCGCAATAGGAGCGATGACGGATTCATAGAATGCCTGGAACTCTTCTTCTGTATACTTTCCGGATACGATTTCTTCAGAAACGCCGAAGTATTTATACAGGTTATCCCTGGCAAACTTCATCTGACCCGTTTCAAAGGTCTGTGTGTCAGTCGTCAGCTGCTGGAACTTACCCCTGTTATCCAGGGAACCAATACCGGAACCATTGGAAGGCCCTGCAAAGGAATCAACAAACTTTTTCCACATGGCCTCCTGGTCCTCCGGGCGGACCGTGCCGGTCCACTGGATGATGCCGCGGAGCCTGTGGAAATTCTTCACCACGTTGATGACCGCCGTTTTGACGGCCGTCAGCAGGTTGAGGTCCTCTTTCAGCACATTCCCTTCCGGATCGCCAAAGACATCATCCCTGTTGAAGTGCCTCCGTATATGAATCATTTCTTCATAAGGCACCGTGGCCTGTTCTCCGGTCCCGAAGGTAAACTTGCAATATAAATGGCCGCTCTGGTCCTCATACAGTTCCAGGTTATTGAAATTAAGCGGCCACAGCGCCACAATGTTTCCATTCATATCCCGCTGGATATAAACGAAGAGGTTATTGTAGCAGTAATACTGGGCCACAATCTTTTCAATGAATTCCGAAGTGGTCATAAGCCAGTTCGGACGGACAGAAAGGATATACTGCAGCCTGCTGTCAGCATTCTTCACTATCACCCCATTCTTCCGGATGATGTGTTTCGGGTGAAGCTTGCCGGAATGACGTGCAATAGTATCAATGCAGTTTCGTCCCGTTGCGTTGTCGTAGGCGTCACCATCCCATGGCACATAGTCATTGGAGTAGCCATTCAGCAGCTTCGCCCTTGTGAGGCCTGCCTTACCGGGATTTCTTCCGAAAATGCTTGAAATCATGCTTCTAATATTCAAGTCTTCACCACCTTTCAAATAAGGTTCATGTAGTCTTCTTTGTTCTGTTCCAGCGCTGTATAGGCGTCCAGTAAAGAGGCAAACCCATCAATACGCTTTCTCGGATTAGACGTTTTGCATGGCTGAATGTTGTCGTTGCGGTCTACATCGACGGCCACGTTCGTCATGCACCATTTCAAGATTGGGTTGTTGCCATAAACAATCCGCTTGGCGGCCAAATCGGCTGCCAGATTCTTCATTGGTCCGGATAATGTCTGCTTGCCCTGTGCTACCGGAACCATCACGTCATCGCCAAAACGTTCTTTCATGCTCTGCACCAGGTAGGCTGCACTCCATCGGTCGTAGCCGCACTTGAACAAATAAATGTCATCTTGTTCCATTTCATCGACGAACCATTGAAGGATGAGCCTGTAATCATTTCGGAAGCCGGGCGATGTTCGGAGCCAGCCCTTTTTCTTCCAGATATCATAAGGGACCTGGTCTTCATGCACACGTTTTTCCAGTAAATCTTCCGGGATCCAGTACATTTGCTTGATGTAAATATTCGGATCATCACGGACGCAAAACAACATCGTAGCGCATGTCAGGTCCGTTGTTTCGGACAAATCAAAACCACCTATTCCATACTTAGGCTTGAGAGCCTTCATGTCATAGGTGGCTTCATTGTTAAGCTGGTCGAATGTAAAGAATGCTTCCCCGCTAGTTTCGCGGATATTGAAGTCCTTGCACAGTAAGTTCTTGACTCGGAGTGCATCATGCTGCGCCTGGTATACCTTCTGTGCCAGTGTCTGGGTGTTCTTGATGCTCCCTAGGCCCGGATTGGCTTTCGCCCAGCATGTAGGGTCCGTCCATTCTTCCCTTTTATCAAGTTCATAGACGATTGGGAGAATGGTTTCATCATTATAGCCTGCCGGGTCATCATACCCGTTGATGATGCGTTCGCATTCATCATATTTCAGGTCATAAATATTATCGCGGACCGTGCCGGCAGTCGTGGTAATGATACAGAGCGGCTGTTCACGTGCCGTCATGCCGTCGATGAGGACATCATACAGGTTCTTATCCTTCAATGCGTGCAATTCATCAATCAGGGCTCCATGCACGTTGAGGCCATCCAGCTTATCAGAGTCAGAGCCCAGTGGCTCGAACGTCCCCTCATTGAAACGTGACCGGATGACAGATACGCGCAGATCTAATTTCTTGTTCAATGCTGGCGACTTCTTAATCATATAGCAGGCTTCACGCCAGATGATTTTTGCCTGGTCCTTTTTGGTAGCCGCGGAATAGATTTCCGGGCCCGCTTCGCCGTCCGCAACCAGTAAAAACAGTCCTAAGCAGGAAGCGAACGTTGATTTGCCGTTTTTACGGGCGACGATAAGAATCAGCTGCCGGTATTCCCGGAGACCAGTATCTTTATCTACGAATCCAAAGAGCGCTGCCGTGATGGCCTTTTGCCACAGCTCCAGGATGACTGGCTTGCCGCCCCACTTGCCTTTGCTATGCTTGCAGAAGGTCTGAATGAAGTCAATGGCATACTGAGCTTTGGCATCATCGTAGATATACTGCGAATTTTGGTTATTTATTTTTTCCGTCAGATGCTTGAATACCTGCCGTACCTTATCAGATACCACTATCTGCCCGGATTTTATGCCGCCATAGTATTTTTCAATGTAATTCAAGGCCTGTTTTTGATGAATTCCATCAGCGTATCCTCTGCATCAGGGGCCGCTGTGGCCGGAAGGCATTGCACCAGGGTACGGATGGCGCTCACATAATTCTTGAACGTGGTGGAGTAGGCCTTTGAAACCGTTGATTCTTTGGTTCCAAACTGATTCTCGCCGTTCTTATATTCTTCAACAAATCCGACCTCTTCCAGCTGCTCCATGAGCTTCTGCAACTGGTATTCCAGACGTGCAACCTGCCCAATCAGCGGGCTCACGACCGTCTGTTTCTCTTCATCGGCGGCTTTCAACGCTTCCTGCAAGGCTTTCACCCTTCTTCTAATCGCTGTTTCCGGTTTAATCTGTCTCACTCCATCACTTCCTTACTTGTTACCGTTTCTTTTGCTATTTCCCATTTGATTTTGATACTACACCCCCTTGGCGGATGCCGTTTGTATCACAGAAAGGCCCGCCCCCGGCGGCATTTTTCAGGCTCCCAAAAGAGGAGACCGGGGGGATTATCGGTTATGTTCCAGGATACCAATGGGATTGCCATCATCGTCGAACACGCACTCCCTGCCCATGCCTGTACCATGCACAGCGTTGTGGCAGTAGATACATAGCAGCTCTAAGTTATCCCAGCCATACACCACGCTGTCATCCCCTACATTCTCCGGAGACAAGTGCGTCTTGTGGTGGACGATAAATCTAGGCGGCTTTCCAGCCCCAACAAAGGAACGGTTATGGCATCGCTCGCATACGTAGTGCTGAGACTCTGCATAAGCATGAGCGACCTTTCGCCATCGCTGGCTATTGTAAATGTCTTTGGAAAATGCCCTGGCCACGCTGGCTCACATCCTTTTATAAATCAAAAAAGAAAATGGAAACCAAAATAAGAAATCAAATTCTATTTCCATTTTCTATTTCAGTTTCCGATTTCAAAATAAGAAAACAAAAACCACGCTGGTCTGCGTGGTTGTCTGTTTCCTGTTCAGTTTTCGATGGTATTAGTATATCACACCTTTCCTGCTTTTTCTGTACAAAAATCGTACATGAATCAGTCACGTTTCTGCTCAAAACTGTCACGAAAGTGTCACGGCAAAAAAAGTTATCCACGAAGATTAGACTTATGTGCCAAAAAAATTCGGTTAGTTAAGTAACACCCCTGCAATGGCGCTTTTATTCTAATAATATCTTCATACTTTATATTCGTAATAATATATCCTCCCTCATATTCATAGGATATATATCCGAATAAACTCCACAACGGGTTGATAAAAACTAAGTCCAACTTTATGTATAAGAACCATATCATAAGGAATAATAATAGATTTACAATTACCGAGTAAAAATCATTAAATGAAAATCCCAGTATAGGAATGATATAAGTAAATACATAATTCATTACCTTGTCATCTGGGCGTTTGACATTTACTGGTTTACAATAATTGCTTATTGGTACATTTTTCAAAAGCAAGACACTAAGGAATGATATTACTATCAATATACTTAATGTTGCTATAAAACTCCATAAATACCGGTTTGGTGCCTGCATTATCTTATTACCTTGTGATATAAGTAATAAAACATATAGTGGGAAATAAGATGATATAAACATTATAGAGCGAACAAAAATGGCTTTTATCATATTTCCCTCCTTCTAAAATAACTAATGCTAATTATCGTCTATCCCTTTTCTTTTTCCAATAATGCTACGATAATATGCGTCATTGATAATCCTTAAAATATCCATTCTCTGGTGTTTATCCTCATATCTTAAGCGAGTTTTATCACCACATTTTTCAATTTCAATGTCCAGATCAAACATATCTATAACCTGCCTAATAGAAGAAAAAATCGTTGAAAACATCCCCAAATTGATTATTGTTCTCCATCATTTTACTTAATGTCTTGTGGTATCGCTGATCACTTAAACAATCTTCTTCAAACTGATCAAAATTTGAAATGCCATCAGCATCTCTTAATTTTTGTAAAGCCTCTTTTGCTTTATTGCTATATTTTTCTACCAATCTAAAAATCCGCTCCAATGAAATATGATTGAAGACGTAAATATCATTTCCAACACATACTAAGTCAATAAACCCGTCTAGACCTAGCATCTGTTGTTCCATTTTATTTAACGTATTCCCAGAGAACCACGCCAAAATCCCCTTAGATGAAAGCCTTCTAAACTTGGTAATTCTCCTAAAAAACTTATAATCAAATTTTTCATTATCGATTTTAATGCAGTAAAACGTTAAATCATTAGCATCTAATCCAGTATCTACATGGTCAGGATCAGCAAAGCTATCCAAAACCTCTTGAAAATTACCTACATAATCAATATTGCAGGTTTCTACTACTCCTTCTCTATATGATGTTGGATTGAATTCAGCCATTTCTGCAGATACATATTCTTCAATATTTCCCCTAATTAAGTCTAGTAATTCTGAAGACAAAGAGTTTTTTACATTTGGCATGTACGTAGTATATCCCAACTTATTTTTTTGTGTAAAATAAAGCATTATATTGGCATTGCTATCCAAATTATTTAAATCATTCACAATTTTTTCAAATATTGACATGATATCACCTCTTTTAAAATGATACCATAAAAATTCTTCTAATAAAATCTATATCCTCTGCTGCTTTTTGAAGAACACTAGCGACGTTTGAAACGGAATAGCATCAGGCCCAAATATCATGCTGGTCAGCATCTTCAGAGCTTCTCTCGCCCTCTTGCGGCAGAAGCCAACACTGCAGCAGGTATGACGTGCCGTACTTTCCCAAGACGCCCCGTCTATATATCTATCCCGCACTATCACAGCATCTGTCTCATTGATGGATGCCAGGGATTCCATGGACCGATTCAGTCTTTTGATTAATGGTTCAATCTGTTGCAAATCTGCCTGGTACTTCCTGATTTTCTCCTTCAAGGCTTCCCGCTGCATATAGATCCGTTCTTCCTGGCTAATAGTTTCTCCGCCTCCGCAACCGCCAGTTAGGGAGAGTGATGATGCAGCCGGTGCCGCCTCCTGCTGAAGCAGCGCCTCACATTCTGTAATATCCGTTTTCACATTGATTACATATTGTGAAAATTCCCGGTACCTCCGCAGATATTCTTTTACTGCATCCACATAATCATTATGATGCATTCTTTCTCCTCCCATCTATAAAACACGGAAAACAAGGCTGGAGTTTTTACGCTCCGCCTTGCCCGTATCAAGCCTTTACTTCTCGTACGCTTATTCTCAAAAAGCCGGTACTCTGTGAATACCACTTCCGGCAGATTACCTCTACGACCTGCTTATCGTCCACATAAGCGGCGCCATTCAAGGCATCCATGACAGCTTTCAATACATTATCAATGTCAGGCTTCTTTGCCGGCCGATTGACATTGTGCTGACATGCCAGGCGTTTTCCTTTGGTGTATGACTTTGGGATTCGGAAATAGGCATCTACTGTAATGGCTACATAGCAGCCGGCAGGAATCGTTTCCCCTCCGGCCACTTCGAATGCCATCCGGATACGCCGTTCATACTTCATTGTCTTCTTCGGAGTATAAACCGCTCCGCTCTTCTGGCTAAATCGTGGCCTGGCCTTTCCTTCAGGTTCGACTTCAACAATGAATTCCATATAACATCATCGCCTTTCTGAAAGACCGCTCACATTCCGCTTTCCGATGGGCTGAACAATACCGCTCATTATTGCACTTTTTTACAAGCTGTCCGAATTCATCCCGCATCCAGTGCCATTGCCCTGGCTTCACAAGCTTGCCGCAATAGGCACATCTTCCATCAAATGATGGGCTTCTGATGCCTAGTTCATTCTGAAGGCTTTCAGCCCATGAAGCGCCTTGAGGCATTCTCAATCTATGTCTGTTTCTTCCAATTCGTTTTCCCATTTAATTGCTCCTCATATAGGCTCTTATGTCTAAAATGATATGTCTTCTATCCTGCTGTTCTCTCAGCTGCATCACAATCCAGTTCATCATGTCTACAACTTCTTCCCCAGAAATGCCTTCCTTCAGCACAACCATTCCGGTCATCTCTTCATACATGACAGCCCATTTACCGTCAATTCCCTTCTTCTTCCAAATGCTGGAAACGTTGTTTGAAATATTTCCGTTCAGGTCAATCATAATCATGGCTCTTCCTCCATTGGTTTAAGTACAAGATTAAACCCTTTTTCTCTGTTCCATGTGATGGTCTTTAAATAATTCTCTGCGCTTTTACGGGTATCAAATTCACCGACCACATAATAAGCGACAAGACTTACATATGCTTCAACCAGAAATTTCCGCTGTTCTTTGGAATAGAAGATTTTTACATCATCCTTATTCATCCTAAAAAGGGATATCTTCCTGCGTCATCACCGGCGGCTGTGTGGTAGGAGCTCCGAACTGTTCAAATCCGGATGAGCCGGAAGGCTGTGCGTCATTTCTCTTTGGTTCAATGAATTCCACATGGTCCGCAATGACTTCTGTCACATAATGTTTAGCTCCATCTTTCCCGTCATAGCTCCGAATCTGAAGCCGCCCTTCCACCAGAGCCCTATGGCCTTTCCTCATACTGTTGCCGCACAGCTCAGCAGTCTTATTCCATGTCTGGATGTTGATGAAATCAGCTTCACGCTGACCGTTTTTGCTTTTGAATGGCCTATCCACAGCCAGTGTAAAAGTACATACCGTTTTCTGTGTGGTAGTCATCCGAACTTCCGGATCCTTCACCAATCTGCCCATGAGAATAATCTTATTCATGATTTTTACGTTCCTTTCTGGCTTTTGCCCTGGCCTGCGCTGTACGTCCGCCTTTAGCTCTCAGCGCATTGACTGCTTTTTCTGACCTTTTGAAATGAGGGGAATCAGTGCCTTCCTGCTTCAGAATCCCCTGGATGACTTCCTTCAGAGTTTTCCCGGACTGCTCTTTCCATCCTTCATTCATGAAGCGCTTCACAAATTCACAGTACTTTTCTTTGGCCGCTTTCCATGTTTGCTCAATAACATGGTCATGCCATTGCAAATCAATGATTCCTTTGGAATTGGATCCCAGCCAGTACACGATTTTCAGACTTCCGCTGTATGGCCCGACGCCCCGTGAAGTGATGACTTCTCTTTTTTCTGTTCCTTTAAACAGTCTTGTAATCATTTCGAATCCCTCTTCCTAAACGCTGGTTCACTCCGGTGACATAGAGCCCATAGGGAGCAATCATTTCATAAATCCTGCTCCCCAGAGCTTCATCCACAACTGTGATGTCATTCACACTGTATTCGGAGCTGAAGATGGTTGTAAGGTGGTTCAGATACCTGGCATTGATGATGTCGAATACAATACGAAGTTCCTGACGGTCCACATCCACCAGGTGGCCATTCTGGACCTTCCCGGCCAGTTTGAAGAGGTCATCAATGAAAAGGTTTTTACAGGTTTTCCATTTTCCCATGGCTGCGTCATAATCACCAGCATAGCTTCTTGCCGCCTTCACAAGATTCGGGATTTCTGATCTGTAAGAGAAATAGTAATGAGGTTCATGCAGCTTGACAGTCAGCTCATGGCACACGGCAATGCAGATATGTGTTTTACCCATGCCGGATTTTCCGAAAATACCAAATCCCGGACCGCCCGGAACATGGTGTTTCAGGTAGCTGATGGCCATTTCTTTCATCTTCCTGGCGTTGTCGCTTCGACTTGCATCGAATGAATCCAGCGTATACCTGGCATAGTCTTTGGCGCTCACTCCGGAATGCTTCAGCCTTCTCACCATTTCTCGCCGCTCAAAGCAGTCTGGGCAGTGGGACATGGCTGTGTAATCGCCTTTCTTTACCATTACCCATCCTGTATTGTGGCATCGGCTGCACATGATTCCGTCAGATGGCATTTTGATGATATCCGGTTCCTGCTGTGCAGGCGTCTGCCTTTTGAGCTCTTCAATACTTTCAAAGATTGATTTCAAAGATTTACTATCCATTTCCGTCCCTCCCTTCAAAAGGGAATACTCTTCACTTCTTCAGGAATATCCTGTTTCTGTCCAGTGCTTCCATCCGGTTCATCATATCCGTCCAGCTTCCAGTTTCGGAGAATGCCGGCAATATACTTTATGGTCCTCTTATTCCGGAAGACAGCTCTATCAATGGCCTTTTTGAACAAATCTGCACCATGCTCATCAATAAGACTATTCAGCATGTCCAGTTCAGTACTGCTCTGGATAGGATGGATTTTTGCCTGGTAATAATCAAAAACATCCTTTTTTGAATCAGCTGCCGCGCTAGCGTCTTTAGTCTTATCTAATAGTCTATGTCTAGGTATAGTCTCACTTTGCGTCTCATATTGAGACACAACAGGGTTTTGTGTCTCACTTTGCGTCTCATATTGAGACACAACAGGGTTTTGTGTCTCACTTTGCGTCTCATATTGAGACACAACTAGAGACGTAACAGGATGGAGAATATAGAGAGCTGACTGCCTGCCTTTGCGATGGATGACTTTTATCAATCCGGAATCTTCCAGCGCATTTCTAGCTCTATAAAGAGTTGCCTTTTTCAGATTCGTATCAGCTTGCAGTTTAGAAATCGGTATATTGAATCTCTTTTTCCATCCGGTCTTATTGCAGAAATGCATGAGTGAATACCATAAGACAATGGCAGAAGCAGGAAGCTCATTGATTTGAAGCCATGAATGGAAGGCGTTGATTTCGTCTATATACTTTATGTTCAGTCTTTCCATGGCGCCTATCCTTCCATAATAGTGGGATGCCGGCAGCTGGATGCTGCCGGTTCCACCTTATCAATTACTTGCTTTTTTCACGCCATCGAAGAGACTGCCCTGGGCACGCTCTCCTTTGATGTACAGTATTTTTCTCCGGATCAAACGGCTCCTGTTTGGATGGAGTGCGGATAACAACGTGGGCACCGGCAATCGGGATGCTGAAATTAGATTCGATGACAGCGCTCATCATGCCGTTATTGTCATAGGCATATTTGACAAGTGTCGGCTTAATCCGATGGTTCAGATTCAGATTTTCGATTTCCAGAAGGCTTGCCACATGGGATGCCAGATTCTTCATGGCATCGTAGAGCTCCGACCGTGGCTTTTCGGCACGGCCGCCTTTCAGGTATTCATAGCCGATCTTGATGCTTTTCGGAGTAACACGAATGTTATTGATGACATATGGACTTTTTCTCTTTTTGCTGTATGCGCTTGCGGCTGTATTCATGATTATTTATCCTCCTTTTCGGAAATGACTTCTCTGGTTTCCGGATTTACATTTTCAGAGCCGGAATCTTCTGTGGAAGGTTCGGAATCAATGGTTATGGTTTCATCCGGCTCATCAGTCATGTTTTCTGCAATATGGGACTTGATGGTTTCATCAGTTGCCACGGCCCTTACGAAATCAGTCTTGATGGGTGCATATTTCAGGCATTTCTTAATGACCGACTTTTTCGCCATTTCATCAAAATACTTGCTCCATGGAGAAAAAGAAGAGCTGTATGCCTGGCTGGTCTTTTTGGCATGGTTGATAATATCCTCTTTACTCATGACTTCGAAGCCATAGCCGCCATTGACCATATGGAAAACTGCATAATAAAGAATGACTTCACCGCGGTTTGTTTTAGCCGGAATATGCTTCAGCTTCGGTTCAAGTCCGAACTCATATTCAAACACATCATTTTCATAGACTTCATGGGACTGGATGTCTTTGATTTCTCCGGAGCGATAGGCTAAATCAATCAAGCCTTTATAACCGAGCTGGAACTGGCATTCCTCGCGGCCGTGGTTTCTGTACGGAATCAGATACGCCTGGCCGATAGGAGTATTGGGCTCAAGTCCCAGCTGTGCGGCCTGCATCATCGCACCGAGAAAACTCTGCGGGGTGCATTCCTGCAGAACCGGATTGCTGGAAAGAGCCGTGTAAACCATCCTGGTAAATCGTTCCGGAGTGATTACAGACGGAAGCGCTTTCTTGATTTCCGGTTCCATGGCCTTGATGAGGCCTTTCAGGGACGTATCTTTCTGCTGTATTTCCTGCACCTGACCATTTATTTTCGTTAATCCGCCTTTAGTGTTCATGGTTATTCATCCTCCTTGACTTCTTTAATGGAAAACCGGCGGCTTTCTTTGCCAGTTGAAATAAAGCCTTTATCCTTTAAGGCCTGGTACATATCTGGGTCCGCCTTTTTGAGTTTTGTCAGCGGGCATGTTTCTCTGCCTGCGGTAGCCTTCCAGGTGACTTTAAATGATCCGATACGGCCAGCTTCAGCCTCTCCCAGCATTTCTTTCAGCCGGTTCTGGTTCAGGGAAATCTGTTCTTTGAGCTTATCCATGATTTCCGTATCGCTGTTGATGCTGGCAATTAGAGTATCTGCTTCTTCCGGAAGCCTGATTTCTTCATCCCGGCTGTCGGCATAGCGGGAAGCCAGTGCCTGGGAACAGGAAATGGAACCATCCACGGGCGGCGCGGTTTGTGTCTGCACCAGATTCCAGAATTCCTTTTCCGCTTCAATAAGTGTCTTGATGTCCTCTTCATTACGCTCAATCCGCTTCCACCTGGCTTCATTTCCTCCAAGCAGAACGGCAATGTACCAGTAGTCTGCCCCAGTAACTGCCATGTAGTGGAGGCACTGGCAGTAATAAGCATCCGGAATTTCATCATCCTTCCACTTCCGGTACTGGCTGACGCCAGCGGTCTTGATTTCAAGTCCGGCATTTTCACCAATAACGGTACGGTCCACATTGGCCAGCATAAACGGGTATTCCCTGCTTTGGAGCGTTCCCAGGCGTTTTACCTTCTTGCCGGTTTCTTCCTGGAACCAGTCAGCAATGTTGGCTTCATTCTTGGTCCCCCAGTATATGTACTGATTACCAGACAGGTCCGGCGGCTCTAACTGACCCGTCTTTTCCATCCACAGCTGATATGGAGATTTATATGAATTCATTCCCATGATGACAGCCGCATCACTGCCGCCGATGCCAAGGTCTCTTGTCTTGAGCCACTTTTCATGGTCTTCGGCATCTTTGACCGATAAAATCAAATCACAGTTTGTATACGTCATTGTTACCTCCTAAGCTCTTTTCTTACCTGTTCCATGAATGGGCAGTTTTTCTTGCGTCCTTTGATGTGCTGCACAATTGGCTCATTGGGAAGCAGCGTACATGTCAGGTAGTTGCGAATTTTAGCTCCCCCACGGTTGCCGACTTTGCCGGTGAAATGGCACGCCTTGCAGGTTTCCAATGCCCAACCAATTTCAACTTTAGGACAGAATCCCAGGCCGCCTTTGGTTACTGGAAGCCTTTGGGGTTTGTCCTTCATGTAGCACTTTTCGGCGAATGGGCAGGTGCCGCAGTTCGTGTTTATCATTGTCTGATTCCTCCTTTTGCGGTACAATGGAGGCGGAATTTTATTGGGAAATATAGTTCCGCCGGCCTGCCGTTGGTTGCCTCCAACAGCAGGCTATTTCTATTTCTCCTTCAAAACAGGGATGAGCAACTTCTGCCCTGGCTGAATCTTTCCGGCATCCGTGATATGGTTGCGGTCCATGGTCCGGTCAATCATGATCCGTACATCTTCCCGGTCGTCATTGATTTTGGAGCAGATGTCCCAAAGAGTTTCATCCTCATCCACCACGACAACCTTATCAACGTATTCAGGTTCAGCCATCAACGCTTTGACACCGGACGCGATGCCAAGGGCAATGGCCGGCAGGACGACAACTGCCAGGCCAATCCGCCCCCATCTGTAACGATGCTGTTTTCTCGGCCTAGTCATCTGCGTCACCTCCCATTCAGGAACTTGTTAATGAAATACACCTGACCCCTTCCGGTCACTTTTGGGGTCTTGGTAATGATGTTCACCCCATTACCATTTGTATACGAGCCTTCTTTGATTTCAAAGAGCCCCATTTCCATAGAGCGCTGTGTGGGCATGTTGTAGTCTGTCCCCTGGCGCTTAATCAAATACCCATTTTCGCGCATCCACTGGAATAGCCTTTTCTGGCCAATCTGGATCCCGTTGCCTCTGAGTATTTTGGCAAGCTCACCAATGAGAATGGATGTCTTGCTGGCACTGACTGACCCGGCAAAGATAACGGCCGGCTTTTGTTCTTCCAGCATCAGCTCCGCCTGTTTCCGCTTTGCCTGTTCTTCTTTGAGCTGCGTAGCCAAGCTAATCAGAAAGTCAGGTTCCGTGATAGCTCGTTGCAACGCCTGATCCGTCATATATGCACCGTGCCGCCGGATAGCAGGAAGTACTTCATCTGCCAGCACAGCCTGGAAATTTTGCGCCACCTCATTGCTGGCCTTGAAACCCAACCGGTAAACCATGTTTTCAGGGAGATAATCATCTTTCCCAACATGTTGGGAAAATCCGAATCCGCGAAGGTATCCATTTACGGTTTCCCATCTGACGTATTCAACACCATTCTTTTCTTGTGTGAATCCAAGTCCTCTTGCTACATCTTCGGCATTCAGATAGGCCGTAGCAGTCTGATTGTCCATGTAACAATGAACATTTCTGATATTCAGGATTTCATTCATGCTTATCTTCTCCTTTCTTCTTTAACCATTCCTGGTATTCATCTGGGTGGCTCCGGATGTAATCACGGATGTACTGCATGAGAGCATACATGCCATTCGCCCCTCTCTTGTCACGATTTGTGACAAACTTAGTCAAAAAAAATGGCACTGACCGACTTGCCATAATAATCGGCAATCTTTTCTTTTACACCATCCCTAGGAGTGCGACTTCCTAATTCGTATGCCGTTAACGTCGATGGAGCAATTCCAAGCACCGCGGCAACATCAGCAATAGTCATCTTCCTCTTTTTCCTTAAACCTCTGAGTCGTTCGCCAATCTGTTTGTTGCTGGGCATACCGTTTCACCTCCCTTCTTTATTTTGTCACGTTTTGTGACTAAATAAAGTATAGCATTTATCACTTTTCGTGTCAATATTAAAATTATCACCTTTGTGACGTCACGTAATGTGATATAATAAGGGTAAAGGAGGTAACGCTATGGCTACATTTGCAGACAGGCTAAAACAATTACGGCAAGAGAAAAATTTAACTCAGGCGGAGCTAGCCGATAAGCTAAAAATTGGGAGAAGCGCATTGGCCATGTATGAGCTAGGAAAACGCATCCCAAAATATAAAACAATCGATATATTTGCAGACTTCTTCAATGTTAGTGCAGACTACTTAAGGGGAAAAACATCATCAAGACATGGAGAAATTTTATCACCTGAACAACAAAAAGCATGGTTTAACAAGATTAAGGAAGAGGCTGAAAAAGAAGGCCAGGATATTCCTGAATCCATTCATACCCTGCCAGAACTGTCTGCCTTCATAGAAGAATCAAAATTGGAAAGTGTTATCAAATCACAACGTGAAACAATTGATAAATTAGCGGCGATGAATGAAAAGCTGAGAAAACAACAATCCAGCTCAGACCTGAACCGCCGTGATGAACGTGAGATTGAGTCAGATCTGGAAGATATGATGAACTCCGTATCTTCTGCCGCCTTTGAAGGGGAGGACGACATAGAAGACATTGAAGCCTTCAAAGCAACCATCAAGGCCGCCATGATCCAGGCAAAGAAGATAGCCAAGAAGAAATATACGCCGAAAAAATACCGGAGGGATTAAGACTATGGATGTGCAGCAGAAAGTTGCCGCTCTTATCCGTCGCTATAAAACAGATGACCCGTTTCGGCTGGCCGCGTGTAAGAATATCATCATCATGTATTCTGACCTGGGCGGCAAATACGGCAACTATCTCAAATATAAACGTTCAAAATTTATTATTATTGACGACACTCGAACGCCGGAAGCCATGCTGCCGTTCGTCTGTGCGCACGAACTTGGCCATGCGCTTTGTACGCCCAATGACAATACCCAGTGGCTCAAGACCTACACCATGGATATCAATGCAGACCGGGTGGAGAGACTGGCAAACACGTTTGCCGTAGAGCTGCTGTTGAATGACGGGTATCTGGCAGAGCATCCGGGGACATCTATTTACACGCTAGCCAACTGCCGTGGAGTGCCGCACCGTTTCATTAAACTGAAAAAGCCAGGGAGGGATATATAATTGTTCAACTTTATAAGCCACCTCTTTTCTTCCGACCCGGAGGAGAAAGAAAAACGCCGGGCTGAAAAAGAAGAGCGGGACCGCCTCCGGGCACAAAGAAAGCACGATCAAAGGATAGCCAGCAAGCAGGTCCTTTCTGATGAATGGCATCCGGTGAACTTCCCGTATCAGGCCACCATCTTCAACATCCAGCGGGCCAACAAAGGCTATGGCAGCACATGCCAGATATCTGCCCGCTATATCGAAAACGAGCAGTACAAAGATATGATTTACCTGGTAAATCCCAAAGTGAAGTCATTTTCTTTTTCTAATTATCACGATATCAAGCCAGAAGATGTGGCCGATGCTCCGGCATTCAAAGACGTATGGCCAAAGCTTGAACCATATTTTACCGGAAAGAACGTCATCACCTACTATGCAGATGCTCATCTGAGGTCGCTGCAAGCTACCTTGAAAAAGAATCACATTCCGGAGCCGGAGATGCGCTTTATCGACCTTTATGATTATTTCTGTGAGCGCCACGACAACTGGGAATCTCTCAGCCTGGACTTTGTGGCCGAAAAGCTTGACCTTGAGACTTTCCCAAGTGCTAAAAATCCAAAAGCTACCTTGGGCACCATTACAGAAATCCTTGAGCTGATGTATGGAAAGCGCCCTGGCATCCTAAGGAAGCTGCTGGGCATCAAGGCCTAGAGAAAAAACAAAATAAAAAGCCCCTGCCATATCGCGAAATATGGCAGGGGAATGCACCCCGGCATTACCAGTACCAGGTTGCGGTTATAACCCACTCTTGTAGGAGGCAGATTATGTATATATTATATCATGAAAGCCTCCAATCACCATAGAAGGAGGCTCTTTTTATGCATAAAACAGAAGAAAAGCAATCCATAAAGGCTGTAATATATGCCAGATATTCGTCAGACCGGCAGCGGGAAGAATCCATTGAAGGCCAGCTGCGTGTATGTGAAGACTACGCTCATCGGAATAACATGACCATTCTCCATACTTATGCGGACCGTGCCATGACTGGCCGTTCTGATCAGCGGCCCGAGTTCCAGATGATGATTAGGGACGCCGCCACAATGGCCTTTGATATCGTCCTGGTATATAAGTTGAACCGTTTTGCCAGAAACCGTTATGACAGCGCTAAATATAAACACAAGCTGAAAAAGTATGGCGTCAAAGTCGTTTCTGCAATGGAAAACATTGCAGACGATCCATCCGGCATTCTGCTGGAATCCGTTATTGAAGGGATGGCGGAATACTACAGCGCCGAGCTGGCGGAAAATGTTATGCGCGGCATGACTGAAAATGCGCTGGAAGGGAAATGGCCTGGTGGTGTCGTCCCTCTTGGCTACAAGTTGGATGCGCAGCATCATCTTGTTATTGATGAGCCAAAAGCAGAGGTCGTCCGGCTTATTTATCAGATGACACTGGAAGGGCACAATCAGAAATACATCATCGACGAGCTGAACCGGCGCCATTACACCAATTCAGCCGGAGGCCCGTTCTCTTACAATACGCTGCGCACCATTCTGAGAAACGAAAAGTATATAGGAGTGTTCACCTGGGGAACTGTGCGCAGAGAGAATGCCTGCCCTGCTATTCTGGATAAAGCCACATTTGAAGCCGTGCAAGAGCATCTAAAGTTCCGGACAAAACATCACATCCGGTCCTGCAATGAAGACTTCCTGCTGACAGGCAAATTGTTTTGCGGGTGTTGCCGCAGCAAGATGATTGGCGTGTCTGGGACTTCCAAAACAGGTGCCATCTATTATTACTATGCCTGTGCCGCTCATCTCAAAAAGAAATGCAAGGCCCGGAACGTCCGGAAAGATGCTATAGAAGACCTTGTATGTGAAGTGACCACGCGGATTCTCTCCAGTAAGGAAGCAGTGGGAGCCATCGCCCGGCAGGCCATAGAGATGCAAAAGAATAAAAAAGACTCCCTGGAACTCCAGGCAATCAAGAATCAGATAGCAGACATCAACAAGAAGCTCCAGAACTGCGTCAAGGCGGTTGAGAACGGCCTTATTTCCGAGACCATAACAAATCATATCAACGAATACGAAAAAGAGCTTACACGGCTAAAAGACGATGCCGCACGGGTAAAACTGCTGGATGGCGATATCGAACTGACTCAGCAGCACATTGAATTCTTTTTCTGGTCCATTGCGCAAAAAATAAAAGCTGCGGACAAGTACAAGAGCATCCTGCTCTCATCCATCGTCCGCAGCGTAATCGTATATAAGGACTATATCGAAATCCAGTATAACTACAAAAACGAACTCCCCATCTTACAGAATCCTGTAAAAGTGGAGAGTTCGTATCTCAATCAAATGGTGACCCAGGAGGGATTCGAACCCACGACCCACCGCTTAGAAGGCGGTTGCTCTATCCAACTGAGCTACTGA